AAGTTGGAGTCATTACCGATCTGGTTTTTCTGATCCTCTATCTCTTGGCGTAATGCAGTGGTTTCCTCAGTCGTGGCCGCGCTTTCGACACGCTGCCGGAATTCATCAATCCACGCTTCGTCAATACGCTGTTCGATGGTTTCTGTTCGCTGCTCGCTTACCTCGCTATAATTCTGTACCGGCACAGGATTGATGATTTTTTCCTGTGGCTCTTCCAGTTCGTCCGGGGTATACACGCCCAGGATGACGTCAGGACAATAAAGGCGAGCCCAGTATTTCAACGCCAGATAGGCGAGCTGTTGTTTCGGGTTTGAGGTCCATAAAGGAGAATTACGCGTAATCACGCTGGAAAGAAACACCGGTTCTCCCCAGGTAATCTCACTTTCACCGCGAAGAACTGCACCAACTCGAACTGATAGACCATACTCATCTTCACTGGTCCAACATGGGATCGTTTCTTTTTTCTCATAGATTCCGCCTCCTTTGGCCGTTTTCTTAACGGTCTCCACTCGGGTGCGAGAGCATTTCTCCCAGTCTCCCTCGTACTTGTAATGGAAGCGGCCTACAATTGCACTTGAGCTAGAGATCACAGCGTTAACCAGTTGTGCTTCATAACCCAGAACTCCGTTTACCAGGTGTGTTTTCTGAGCCACAGCGTAGGGGTTCATGCCCCATTGCATGGCTTGCATGATGATTGCCATGCAGTCGGCAGGATTTCCGCGAAGGTGATCGGGAACTGTGACGGTGGCCTGTGACATCAACCTGGCTACTGCCTGAAGTTGCGTCAACGCCTGAACGTTAAAAATAGTGTTACTGGCAGAAATGGTATTTGGTGTCTGCTCTGTCGTGATGATATTGGTATTTTGCATGGTCAGGTTCTCCATTAAGCCAGATGCAGTGCTTCAAGACGACGAAGATCAAAGTCGTTTAATTCGTCGGTATAACTTTCGGTAATCGGTGCTGGCCAGTTGTTTGTCTCCAGGGCTTCGTTTATCTGGCGTAGCGTCCGGCGATATTCCTGTCGACCAAGTTCCAGGAGTTCCTGCGAGGCTTCCACGACAGCCACCCAGTGATAGCCAGCATCTTTGTTGACGAAGATCCAGAAAAATTTTTCCAGGTTTGCCACATCGCAATACATTGCGGCGCTGAGGTGATAATCACGCTCAATAATTTCACGGTGCAGGCGATCTTTAAGTCGTTCCTGCCGCACATAACCGAGGCTGACTGACTTCACGTCGGCGCAAATGCTTTCGTATGGCAGCCGGATTTCGATATCAGGACGGACCCTGATTTCCAGCCCGGTTTCTTCATCAAACCCGAAATAGCTGATTTCAGATTTGCGATCCGGGTGGTTGAGTAGCCTTGCCGCATCAGTATTGTTTTGCAGTGCCGCGTGAATATTTTTTGCCTGTTCATACATATCCGGACTGATAAACGTTTTCCCGGCGTTTTCTTCTTGCTGGCGTTTTTGCCAGTCCTCCAGTGTCACCAGTTCCGGGCGAATTTTCCGTGCGATTTCGGTTAATTGCTCTTTCGTGCCACTGATGTTGTAAGGCAAAGATTTAGCACGTTCTTTTTTTGCCAGTTCTGGGTCTACAGTTTCAATTTGATCCAGAAGTTGCTCCCGTGCTCCACTGGTTTTCAACAGAGGAGGGAGGCTTGCGTTGTATTCTTTAATACAGGCTTTCATTGCTGATGCTGTGTGTTTTTCCCCCTCAGGGATACGCCGAAATTCCACCGGAAGCGAACCGTAAAGGATGCCTGTTTCTTCGGCCCCAGCACTTACAGACAGTGGCTGTATAAGAGTGCTGTTGTAGCTTTCGATCCACTCTTTCATCTGCTCTGGTGTCATCAGTGCTGGCAGACTGGCATTGTGTTTTTTAATGATGGCGATCAGTTCGTTAGAAGTAGTAACCACATATTCAGGAACCGGTACCGGAATGGCATATTCATCAGCGAATTTATCCGTTTCCAGAACATAGCTGTGAATGATCCTCCCACGCAGCAGTGCATCACTTTCCTCATTCGGAATAGTTCCGGCAATGTGCCGCCCGTGGTAATACATCAGGCTGATACGGGCATCCTTCAGCATCGTGCTGCTTATTCCGTTGGCGGAGTGATAAACCTCGTTCGGGAGGTTTTCATAGCGGCCTGGCTCGAAATATGACGGCCACATGATTTCAGTTGCTACAGGAGCTGACGCTTCACCAGTTTGATCACTGCAATCACGATGCGGATCGCTGCCAGCATTCTCATTGTGCGGATGTTCAGCGCCTTCCATTTCCACCGGATCTTTTTCCTTAGCTTCAACCTGATTCTCTTCATCGAATGTTTCCTGGTATGTTGCGTCGCCCATCACAGCGCCACAGTCAGGGCAGTTACTGCCGCCGGTCTGACCGCAGGCGGCGCAGACTTTTTCCGGTTCCTGTTGCGCTTCTGGTTCATTTTGTCGCGAATTTTGGCCGTTTTGTTCCGATTTTCGGTCGTTCTGTTCCGTTTTTGGCTGATGCTGGTACACAGAATCGCGGGTCTGGATCCCCTTAACCCATTTCGGATCATTCGGGTCGCTAATCCCTTCAACAAATTCTCCGCGATAGGCAGCCAGTAATTTGTCTGCATCAACAGAATTTACCTGTGACTGAGCATCCAGCGGCTGCGTGTCCTGATGATGTTCAGTTGCATCCGGTTCCACTGTTTCAGCCGTTGCCTGTTCATCTGCCATTGCGCCAGATGGTTGCGGTTTTTCTTCATCATTCTGTTTTCCCTCCTCTGTTACACGCTGCGGCATCGGGGCAGAGGAGCGACCGCAGGCAATATCCACGATTTCCGGATCAGGGTTGGCATGATCGGTTTCAGTCAGTACTTTGTTCAGATATTCTGTGACGTGCGCGGGGATGACCTCGATCCCAATTGGTGCTTCTTTCACGGACGCAACCACGATGGCGCGAGAATAATCCAGCCCGCCAGGCATGGTGATGAATTTGTCGCGGAAAACAGAAAAGGGCGGTTTATTTTCAGCGATAATTTCCTCAATGCGTTTAGCGTGTGCCGGATGAAGGTTATAGATGTCCACGTCCATTGAACGGGCCAGTACGCCAGTGGCTACGTCGCGCGCCAGTGACGTAAGATCGTGGACGAAACCTTCGCCGCGATCGGTGAGGTTCCCGCCGCCAGCATTAGCACCGGAAGCCGTGCGAGTGATGCGTGAAACACGATTACCCTTCATCCACTCTTTTGTCAGCAGTCCTCGATCGGTGTAGTCAGCGTTCAGGTATACTTCGAAAAAAGCAGTTAACAGTCCCAAGTCTGAATTACCAGGATTAGGGAAAACTTTGTCAGTGTCACGAACCAGTTTGTGGAGAGCGCGAATTTCCAGCGGGTCGAGCAGGCTGGTTTTGTGGGAAACAGCCAGGGCAGTAACAGCCGGTAGTTCTTCAGCCCGTGCAATGTGTAATGCCTGGAGTTCGCCGCGTGAAACGTGCGTTACCGGTTTTTCGCTGCCGTGTTGAGCAAGCCAACGAATGGGCAGTTCCTGGCCAGAAATTGGGAGTAGCATATTCTCCTCAATCTCAGTCATGTCTTCGCCGTTGACGTTGGTATTGCCTTGATAGTGAGCGTTGTCTGGTGCTGCTCCCGGTTTTAGTTCCCATGTCATGGAGTCTTTGCTGAGTTGATAGCGTTCACTCCAGGTAAAATCGATCTCACCTTCAGCGGGCAGGTCATTAACGACAGGAAAATTCGTGGCAACAGCTTTAAAATAGCTGCTCAGTTTTTTACCTGACTTAACGATCTGGTAGTCCAGAGTGGCACAGGTCGATTCAAAATCGTCACTTGCCCACAGGACGACGTCAGGTTCACCGGATGATTTTTTCGCTTTCCGTAACAGGAAGAGTGGTTTTGTGCTCATTGTTTTTTAACCTCAACTCAGATTAAAATTCGTTTTGTTCAGTGAATGATCTTGCCGGATACACACTGTTCATAGCCTGCGCCATACGCAGGCTATTTCTTTCAGATTTCACCTTTTAATTTCATTGCAATCAGAGTTGCCAGAAATCCGGCTTTTTTTTCTGCGGGCAGATTCTTTCCGATATGCACTAGGCTCATTTTTTTGACACCTTCGTGAAGTGTTTTAACGTTGCCTGATGGACCGTCGATATCAACTACAGTGAATGGGGTTTCTTTATTTTCTGTTTTAATCACGTAGCCAATACGCTTTCCTTCCAGATTAACTTCGTGAACAATGTCATCAGTAGTTACAACAGTGGCTTCATAACTGGTAATCATGTTTTTCTCCTTAATTAAGGTTGAGCGAATCCCTGCCATTGCTGGCATAAATTCAGTTTCGCATAGTCAGTTAATTAAAGTTCGTGTGCCATCTGGTCTTTTTCGGCACATATTTCGCTACAATATTTTTTCATTTCCGTCGTTGGGATAACTCCACGCATGAAATGAAGTGGTCTTTTAATGCTTTTGCTTTCTTTAACTTCTTTATCGCAAAGGTGGTAAGCACATTTTATTTTCTTAGTCATCACCATGACTCCGCCTTTACAGGTAAACCATCACGACCGAGGAAGACTTTAATCATGCAGTCAGTAATGCATGTTTTTGTGGTCAGGTTACGAATATAAAGCTTTCGCTTTTTAATATTGTTTGCCGAGGCAATATATGTCCGGCCGTTATGAAGAACATAATCACCAGGAGTCACACACTGACGAGGTATTTCATCAGTTCCGAAGTGATGAGCAATCATAATTATCTCCATTTTCACAAATGAACTTTGTTGATGCGGTGCCTGGTGCCTCCAGGTGACGTTAACCAGTTAACAATTAACGCCGGATAATCCACCCATAACACTGATGCTTTTAACTGTTCCGTGTGCGCTTAGCCGCATTCACCGCATCACAAAATTCACTTTAAAAAGGGCGGACATCAGCCGAACTTCAAGAAAAAACTGATGCCGCCAAGACTACACACAGCAATGTCGTTATTTACAACCGGAGGCGCACTCCCACCATTTAAATTTAACAGACAAGACCGACTCTTTATGGATATCGGAAATGCGCCTTCGTGTTGCGCCCAGTTTTATTTCACCACCTCCGGGCTTCGGTGGTCTCGGCTATACCCCTACAGCGAGAGCTTGTGTTAACATTTCAATACCCTTACAGTTGAGAGTTATTGATATGTTGGATGTATTTACTCCATTGTTGAAACTTTTTGCTAACGAGCCACTCGAAAGACTTATGTATACGATTATCATTTTTGGTCTCACTCTCTGGCTGATACCGAAAGAGTTTACTGTCGCATTCAATGCTTATACTGAAATACCTTGGCTCTTTCAGATTATCGTTTTTGCCTTTTCTTTCGTGGTCGCCATTTCCTTCTCAAGATTGCGAGCACATATTCAAAAGCATTTTTCATTACTACCAGAGCAACGAGTATTGCTTCGTTTATCTGAGAAAGAAATCGCTGTATTTAAAGATTTCCTTAAAACAGGAAATCTTATTATCACTTCTCCTTGCCGTAACCCGGTTATGAAAAAATTAGAACGGAAGGGCATCATTCAACATCAGAGTGATAGCGCAAACTGTTCTTATTATCTCGTCACCGAAAAATACTCCCATTTTATGAAGTTATTCTGGAACAGCAGGAGTAGACGTTTTAATCGTTAGCTTACTGTGTGCTTCTCCAACCATCGGCGCGCACCAGTTTCGGTTTTAAATGTTTTGCTTTTTGTATACGTCATCGCGGTGAACGTACCGTCCTGGTTGGGAAACACGCCACACACTATGGATTCGTTGTTGCCGAGGTCGATTTTTTGCATTTTGGGAACCCTCACATCTTGTTGTTGCGGATAGAGGCTTCTGCCTGCCAGAGATCCCAGTCGTTGCTGCGTAGAGCCTGTACAGCCTGGCTGTAAGTGATGCCGCAACAATCCATCAAATACTGAACTACTTCGTAATGCACCATCTTATCTCTCCCCTTAACGCCGGGTGGCGGAACTAACTGCTGCACTGCAAAATTTGAATCCCGCCGTCATGTTCATACGCCTCGGGCTGGCTACTTAACCCCTGACCACTGCCTGGTAACTCGAAGTATTGCCCTGCGTTCTGTGGGGCGGGGTGGGTTGGTAGGTATATGATGTACTTTGTGTTCATTGTTGTAAAGTACTTTAAGTACATTTTGTGTGTAAAAAAATGAGATGGGATAAAGTGAAGCACAAACCCGGAGGGGGACGCTACCGGATTTATGCTGGTTTAAGAGGCTTTTTGTTTTTTCTTTCGTGCTAACTCTTCGTAAATTGCATTGTACTTCTGTTTTTTCTCCTCAAGAGTTTTTAAAAGTTCATCTGTCTCACTGTCAGGGAGCTCGTCCAGAAGGTCAATGATGATTTTTTGTCTTGGATTTAACTCCTGATAGAAACGTACCTGTCCACTTTCTTCTGTATCCTCTCCCAAAAGATAGGTTGGTGTTGTTCCAATGAGTGTTGCTAATTCCCTTAATTTCTCTCGGCGAGGAATTGTTTCGCCATTAAACCATTTGCTAACCGCTTTTGGTGTTAATTTCATTCGACGGGCAATTTCTGCCTGCCTTCCATGTTGTTCATAACCAGCGTTTTCACAGGCTAGCGCAAGCCTACTGGCGAACTCTTTACGCGCTTTATCTTCATGAACCATAAGTTCAATGATATTCGCTCTTGAATGTACTGTCAGTTCTGTTATAGCATGTACTCAAAGTTCACATTGTGAGGGTGATATGAACCAGAAAACACTTGAAGATGTAATCAAAACTGTTCGCGTTTCTGTTGTGGCCGACGTTTGTGGTGTCAGCCAAAGAGCAATCTACAAATGGATGGATAACGGAAAATTGCCTCGCACAGAATATACCGGCGAAACAAATTACGCTGAAAAAATCGCTCATGCATCAAACGGATTATTTTCTGCCGATGCAATTTTAACTATTGGCAGAAATAAAACTACTACGAAAAAGCTGATGGGAGTTGATTCATGAAAATCAAGCATGAGCACATCGAATCAGTGTTGTTAGCCCTGGCTGCTGAAAAAGGGCAGGCATGGGTAGCCAATGCCATTACTGAAGAATATCTGCGCCAGGGGGGCGGCGAATTGCCTCTGGTTCCAGGCAAGGACTGGAACAATCAGCAGAATATCTATCACCGTTGGTTGAAAGGTGAAACGAAAACGCAAAGAGAAAAAATTCAGAAGCTGATCCCAGCAATTCTGGCAATCCTTCCGCGCGAGCTGCGTCACCGACTCTGCATCTTCGATACCTTGGAACGCCGTGCATTACTGGCGGCGCAGGAAGCGTTAAGTACGGCAATTGATGCGCATGATGATGCTGTCCAGGCCGTTTACCGGAAAGCGCATTTCAGCGGTGGCGGGTCTTCCGACGATTCTGTCATTGTTCATTAAGCAAAAGTTTTCATGCTGTTTGTGCTTATTCTAAGCAACCGGACAGCATCATACGGGGCAATTATGGCCGCATTACCATACATGCAACTGTACATAGCTGATTACTTGGCTGACACCATGCATTTGTCAGCAGAGGAGCACGGTGCGTATTTGTTGCTGATGTTCAATTACTGGCAAACAGGAAAGCCAATACCCAAAAACAGGCTGGCAAAAATTGCCCGTCTGACTAACGAGCGATGGGCTGATGTTGAACCATCCTTGCGGGAGTTTTTTTGCGATAACGGCGAGGAATGGGTGCATCTTCGGATTGAGGAAGATCTGGCATCAGTCAGGGAAAAATTAACCAAAAAATCAGCCGCAGGAAAAGCATCTGTTCAGGCCAGAAGAAGCAGAAAGGAAGCAGATGTTCAAACAAAACAAGAGAGAAATTTAACAGGTGTTCAAACAGATGTTGAAGTGGTGTTTGAACATGATGCCAACACAAAGGCAACTAATAAAGATACAGATAAAGATCTAAAAACAGATCCCCCCCTAAATCCCCCCCGGGGGAATCGAGGTGTCAAAAAGTTTGACCCTCTGGATATTGCTTTGCCGAACTGGATTTCTGTCTCGCTTTGGCGTGAGTGGGTTGAATTTCGCCAGGCATTGCGTAAACCGATTCGAACGGAGCAGGGCGCTAACGGGGCGATACGGGAGCTGGAAAAATTCCGCCAGCAGGGTTTTTCACCTGAGCAGGTGATTCGACACAGCATCGCCAATGAATACCAAGGCTTGTTCGCGCCAAAAGGTGTTCTACCTGAGACGTTACTCCGACAGGTTAACACCGTCTCGTTACCGGATAGTGCGATCCCGCCAGGCTTCAGGGGGTAACTGACCATGAAAAATATTGCGGCAGGCGGCATTCTTGAACGTATCCGCAGACTGGCCCCGCCACATGTAACCGCCCCATTCAAAACGGTAGCGGAGTGGCGCGAGTGGCAACTTTCCGAAGGCCAGAAACGTTGTGAGGAGATCAACCGTCAGAATCGTCAGTTGCGGGTGGAAAAAATTCTGAATCGCTCTGGCATCCAGCCATTGCACCGCAAATGCTCGTTTGCGAATTACCAGGTGCAGAACGACGGTCAGCGATACGCGTTGAACCAGGCGAAATCTATCGCTGATGAACTGATGACCGGGTGTACAAATTTTGCGTTCAGCGGAAAACCTGGTACCGGAAAAAACCATCTGGCGGCGGCTATCGGGAATCGCCTGCTGAAAGATGGCCAGACAGTGATTGTGGTTACCGTGGCTGATGTCATGAGTGCTCTACACGCCAGCTATGACGACGGGCAATCAGGCGAAAAATTTTTGCGGGAACTGTGCCAAGTGGATCTGCTGGTTCTTGATGAAATTGGCATTCAGCGCGAGACAAAAAACGAGCAGGTGGTGCTGCACCAGATTGTTGATCGCCGGACAGCGTCGATGCGCAGCGTGGGGATGCTGACAAACCTGAACTATGAGGCCATGAAAACATTGCTCGGCGAGCGGATTATGGATCGCATGACCATGAACGGCGGGAGATGGGTGAATTTTAACTGGGAGAGCTGGCGTCCGAATGTCGTCCAGCCAGGAATTGCGAAGTGATTTTTACCGGGAGGAAATTTTAATGGAAACCGTTTTTGATGCACTGAAAGCAATGGGAAAAGCCACGTCGGTAGAACTGGCTGCGCGACTTGATATCAGTCGTGAAGAAGTGCTGAACGAGCTGTGGGAACTTAAAAAGGCTGGCTTCGTTGATAAAAGCGTATACACCTGGCGTGTGGCTGATAACAACGTTCAGCAGGAACAGCCAGAGCAGGCAGAACTGCCGGAAGAAACCACCACGGCAACAGTAGCGAAAATCTCAGAGTGCGATTTAACCGCGACGATTGAACAACGTGGCCCACAAACGGCGGATGAACTGGCTACGTTTTTCGGCACCACATCACGCAAAGTGGCTTCAACGCTGGCAATGGCAATCAGCAAAGGCCGTCTGATTCGCGTTAATCAGAACGGTAAATTTCGTTACTGCATGCCGGGCGATGATTTACCAGCAGAGCCGAAAGCTGCATCGGTAACGGAAACTGATGGTAAAGCCTTTCCTCAACCAGCAGGTGTTGCGTTACCGGGACAGGAAGCTGCAACACAGGAAGATATTAAAACAGAAACTGTGGCGGACATTGTGCAGTCGTTGCCATCGTTTACCGAAACGCGAGCGGATGACCTCGTTCTGCCATCGCTGCATATGGCAAACCGCGAACTGCGTCGGGCGAAAAATCATGTCCAGAAGTGGGAACGTGTCTGCGCCGCGCTGCGGGAGCTGAACAAGCACCGGGATATTGTTCGACAGATTACTGATTCTTCTCGCTGTGTTGCATCGGAAAAGTGATTGCCGGAGGCGCTTATGGCAAAAGTATTTACACAAGAAGAGCGGGAAAAAATCAAGGGACAGGTTGTTGAGCTAGTACGCCGGAGTGGGCGCGAGACGTTACGGCAACTGGAAGCCAAGACAGGTGCGACAAGATATCTGATGAGCGTTCTCGCCAGAGAGCTGGTTGCCAGTGGCGATGTATACAACTCTGGCTACGGGTTATTCCCGTCTGAACAGGCTCGTAAGGACTGGCAAAATGCCCGCAAAAAACTATCTAGGGCAAAGGTGAAGAAACCATCTGTGGTTGATCCGGACCTTATCTGGTCATTACCTGACGGAGAAATACGTCGTTATGACAGGCACCAAAACATAATTTGCTGTGAGTGCCGGAAGAGCGAAGTTATGCAGCGCATACTGGCATTTTATCAGAGAAATTTTCGTTATTTATAGACGTTACTCGATTAAAGAGCATTAGTTCAGATGTGAATTGACATTTTCACGGCACAGGATTGAGCTAGCGTGGTTGTCTGCTTTGTGTCAAAAGCAGATATTACCAGATTTAGACATCTATTCCCGATAGCCCTGCTCTGATGCTACACTCTGTGCTATTTTCATGACCCCAATAAAAATATTTATGACTATTGCTGATTTCAAACGGCCTAAATTGGAGCTCCCAAACGGGGCAAACAAACTACTACTGCACTCTTGCTGTGCTCCATGTTCCGGTGAAGTGATGGAGGCGCTTCAGGCCTCGGGAATCGACTATACCATCTTTTTCTACAACCCGAACATTCATCCTCAGAAAGAGTATTTAATTCGTAAGGATGAGAATATTCGCTTTGCTGAACAACACGGCGTGCCATTTATTGATGCTGATTACGACACAGACAACTGGTTTGAACGTGCCAAAGGAATGGAATGGGAGCCCGAGAGGGGGATCCGTTGTACCATGTGTTTTGACATGCGTTTTGAGCGGACAGCGCTGTACGCTGCTGAAAATGGTTTCAGTGTGATCAGCAGTTCACTGGGCATTTCACGCTGGAAAAATATGCAGCAGGTTAACGACTGTGGGCGGCGAGCCGTCGCGCATTATCCGGGCATGGTGTACTGGGATTATAACTGGCGCAAGCAGGGCGGCTCGTCCCGCATGATTGAAATCAGCAAGCGCGAAAAATTCTATCAGCAGGAATATTGTGGCTGTGTGTATTCTCTGCGCGATACCAATCTACACCGCAAATCTCAGGGACGCCCTCTTATCAAAATTAGTCAACTCCACTACGGTAAAGAAGAGAAGGAGTGATTTTATGGAGCACCTTTCTTATTGATTTCATATTGGCGAGGTAGCGGGAGTTAAGTAAAATTGCTGCGGGTGCTTGAGGCTATCTGCCTCAGGCATGAACACCAAAAGGCAGATAGAGAAAAGCCCCAGTTAACATTACGCGTCCTGCAAGACGCTTAACATTAATCTGAGGCTCAATCTATGCTGAACACATGTAGGTTAGCCTCTTACGTGCCGAAAGGCAAGGAGAAGCAGGCTATGAAGCAGCAAAAGGCGATGTTAATCGCCCTGATCGTCATCTGTTTAACCGTCATAGTGACGGCACTGGTAACGAGGAAAGACCTCTGCGAGGTACGAATCCGAACCGGGCAGACGGAGGTCGCTGTCTTCACAGCTTACGAACCTGAGGAGTAAGAGACCGGGCGAGGGAGAAATCCCTCGCCACCTCTGATGTATTATGCATCCTCAACGCACCCACACTTAACCAGTTTTGGCGAGTTTATTTTATCTGTAAATATTTTTATAAAAATAATGCCCACGCACAGCATAAAACAAAAAGTATTACAGATAAAAAAGGAGCGTAATGTGCAGATTTGTTGTTTTCCATATTTACTCACCTTAATATGATTGATCTTGATAGGATTGTTATTTCAGTGGTTTTCAAATGAGATATTATGGTGATCTGGTAGATTTGCATAACATTAAAATTTAATTTGTTTAACCGCTTTTAATAATAAGCGTTGTTTTTATCCCGGCAATCTGTTGTTTGGTTTTTATTCCATTAAGGTGGGGACTTTACACTGGAGCCAGTTTATTTATACTTCATACGTCAGCCTGAACAACTGGCATCTGCTGCACTGCGCCATCGAGAGATTGAGAAATGGCGCATATACAACTGGTCAAACAAACTTCTTCTGGTTTACTTCTCCCGGCGATGCCGGAGAGTTGCGATTTTCTGCATCAAATCAAAATAGGTGAGTGGATACACGCAGACTTTAAGCGTGTGCGTAACTACGCATTCCACAAGCGTTTTTTCAAACTCCTGCAACTGGGATTCGATTACTGGACTCCGGTCGGTGGGGCGATCACACCTCGCGAACGAGAAATGGTGTTCGGCTTCGTTGATTACCTGTGTGAATCAGTAGGCAGGGAACATACGCCAGCTCTGAGTGATGCCGCGGAACAATATCTGAATACCGTTGCGACACGCAGAACCCGGGATATGGCATTGCTCAAATCATTTGACGCTTTCCGCGAGTGGGTAACCATTCAGGCCGGATTTTACACCGAGCATTTTTATCCTGATGGTAGTCGTGGGCGTCGGGCGAAATCCATCGCGTTTGCGAATATGGACGAAACCGAGTTTCAGCAGGTTTATAAATCTGTACTGAATGTGCTGTGGAACTGGATTCTGTTCCGTAAATTTTCCTCTCCGGAACAAGTCGAAAATGTGGCCGCGCAGCTACTGGAGTTTGCGTAATGGTGGATTTACGTAAAGCGGCGCGGGGCCAGATGTGCCAGGTCAGAATCCCTGGCTACTGCAATCACAATCCCGAAACTTCTGTGCTGGCGCATTACAGGTTGGCAGGGACGTGCGGAACAGCGACAAAACCACACGATATGCAGGCAGCGATTGCCTGTAACTCATGCCACGATTTAATCGACGGGCGGGTAAAAACCAGCGATTACACCAAAGAAGAATTACGCCTGATGCATGCAGAAGGTGTTTTTCGCACGCAAGAAATCTGGAGAAAGGAAGGTTATTTATGATTTACCCAACAAATACAGGCAAAAGCGGGGAACACCTTCGTCTCACCACGCTGGAAAGTGTCTGGATTCAGGGAAAACTGCGCATGTGGGGGCGCTGGTCGTATATTGGCGGCGGTAAGACGGGGAATATGTTTAACCAGTTGCTGGCGTCAAAAAAATTGACGAAAACAGCCATCAATGAAGCCCTGCGCAGAATGAAAAAAGCGGGAATAGAGAAAGCTGAGCTGGAAGCGTTTTTGCGAGAGATGATCAACGGCAAGCAAAAGAGCTGGCTGGCGCATTGTACTGATGCAGAGGCACTAAAAATTGATAGTGTTATAGGTGAAGTTCTGGCGGATCATCCAGGACTACTAAATGTCCTGAGTCAGCGTTATGTGGGGCGAGGGATGAGTAAGAGAAGGATGGCCGAGTTATTAAACGAACAGTACCCAGAGTGGGCGTTGATTACATGCCGACGTCGTGTTGATCAGTGGTTGCGTGTTGCTGAGTTCATTTTGTATTCACCTATGAGAGAAGCGTTCGATTATGCTTAAAAAATCATTGCAAAATGAGCCACAAACTGCTTCAATTTCGGTACGCTTCGCATAGCTGTATCGCGAGGCAAATTAAGCGCATGAACTTTAATACAACCCGCCATTGAGCGGGTTTTGTTGTTTCTGTGGCGTGATATCAGAAACGACATTTAATAATCGCCTTCAAAATAAATTTGTTTATACATTGTCATGTATATTTTAAGTGAAAGTGAATTATTCACATAAAATAAAAACACATAAATAAATTTACATAACTTGACGCAAAGTGTTGTTGCGATTGGAATATTAAATCGTATCATCGAAAACGGTTCTGAGGGGGAACTCTTCTTTGCTCGGTGATATCGCTCCCCTGAAGAACCAATGCCGACTTAGCTCAGTAGGTAGAGCAACTGACTTGTAATCAGTAGGTCACCAGTTCGATTCCGGTAGTCGGCACCATATGCGGGTATCGTATAATGGCTATTACCTCAGCCTTCCAAGCTGATGATGCGGGTTCGATTCCCGCTACCCGCTCCAGCATTTGAAACAAGCCTTATTGTATTGCGGCACTGGCGTATTTTTTTATTACGTGGGAGCAGGTTGTTTTGAAAAAGCATTCTGTTCTCTGGCTATGATTTGAGGCCGGGTGTAGCCTCAGTGCTGATTTTTTACGGCAGCAGAATGGTGCATTATCGGTGGAGATTTTGTATTTCCTGGCAGGGTCGGTGATGCATCATTCTGGTGTTGTAAAAGCACCGCAGAGGCGTTCCTCAGGGCGAGGGTGGTTTAAAGAGTCGGTTTAGCGGGAAACCACAGTATCCATACGGCACGGAATACTTCGGGAGGCACCCGACGCCTCGGTTTTATAACAATTAAATAATTCATCCCTTAATTGACCAACCGCCGTATCAGGCGGTTTTTTTTATTCCTTTCTCAGGACAAAAAAATACACGAGCATCCAGGAATACTCGTGGGACAACGTCCTTTGGATAGCAATTTGCGAGAGGGTGAAAAGTAGCGCGGTCGTCGGATTAAGACCGCGGGACAAAGTCCATGAAGAAGAATAAGTATCGGTCTCCTTCCGGAGACGAGTTGATATTACTAAGCTTTAAAAATGGTTTAAATCCTCAGATCAACCTTAATTTCAGATAAGGTTTATTTCATTTTCTCCGCGTCACATCCGACGCACATCACATCAGATAACACCACACAAAAGGCATCTGCGGGTGTCTTTGACGGGGTGTTTTTTACGGGCCGCTGGTGGCCATTTTTTGTTTCCATTACACAGCGCCCGCATCTGCGAGGTGGGGGTTATGAAATCCATGGATAAGTTAACAACGGGTGTCGCCTATGGCACCTCCGCAGGCAGTGCTGGCTACTGGTTTTTACAGCTGCTCGATAAAGTCACGCCCTCACAGTGGGCAGCAATAGGTGTGCTGGGTAGCTTGGTATTTGGCCTGCTGACGTACCTGACAAACCTTTATTTCAAGATTAAAGAAGATAAGCGCAAGGCTGCGAGAGGTGAATAATGCCTCCATCATTACGAAAAGCCGTTGCTGCTGCTATTGGTGGCGGAGCAATTGCTATAGCATCAGTGTTAATCACTGGCCCAAGTGGTAACGATGGTCTGGAAGGTGTCAGCTACATACCATACAAAGATATTGTTGGTGTATGGACTGTATGTCACGGGCATACAGGAAAAGACATCATGCTCGGTAAAACGTATACCAAAGCAGAATGCAAAGCCCTCCTGAATAAAGACCTTGCCACGGTCGCCAGACAAATTAACCCGTACATAAAAGTTGATATACCGGAAACAACGCGCGGCGCTCTTTACTCGTTCGTTTACAACGTGGGCGCTGGCAATTTCAGAACATCGACGCTTCTTCGCAAAATAAACCAGGGCGATATCAAAGGCGCATGTGATCAGCTACGTCGCTGGACATATGCTGGCGGTAAGCAATGGAAAGGTCTCATGACTCGTCGTGAGATTGAGCGTGAAATCTGTTTGTGGGGTCAGCAATGAACTGATCTTACCCAGCAATA